CCGGGAGTGAGTTTATTCTAACCTCCAGCGGTTGGCGTAATACTCCTCGGCCTCGGACTGTGTCGCAGACACAACCGAGCCCTGAGAGGTGTACTCATCCGCCTCACTCCCATCACCGTAGCCATACTGTGCCTCATAAGTGAGGTCCTGCTGTATGTCACCAGGCAGAGCGGCGCTGAGTCGACCGTAGGCCTGCTCAGCACGCTCATGCATTCTTGAACCTCCCTGCTTAGGCTTGTCCGGGCCCCACACGACAGTGGGCGGGGGCCTGCCCTGATTCTTCGCTGTGGCCTTGTGAGTTGGTCTGCGAGGGAGGGCATCTCCGGTTAGCACCGCCGCCGCTGGAGGGTGGGGTTCTGGTTCCGGAGGTTTGGGTATGTTGAGACGGTCAAACAGATCCTCTGCTTCATCCGCCATCATCATACCCCAGTCCTCTCTGCTCACTAGTGCACTGCGACTAGCGAGCTCCTCAACTGGTGAAAGCCAGAGATGCTCAGGCGTGCGCAACAAGGCGTTACGCAGGCCTGAGAGTGAAGGTATGGTGGCCTCCCCGAAAGGAGACTCACTAACCGCCCACTTGAGCTTCTCATCCTGACTGTCGCCATACCTCTCTATGGCCACCTCTAGCAGCCTTATACAATGTTCTCGTGCTGCCTTGAAGGCTGGTTGCAACGGCTCAGGCGGAATACCCCAATTCAGGATAGTGCTACCTAAGCGCATTGCCTCCATAACCTCGAAATTCTGCCCCTTGTCCATCCACTTGATGCCGGGGTAAGGTAGCTGGGACATCTGCCTGGGCAGGTCACAGTACACCTTCACCTCACCATGTTCTCTGTAGAAATTGTAACCTATGAAAGTGAACTCCACCTTCTCGAGAGCCTCCGCAAGAGAGTTGGCTACAGTATCTGAGTACTGTTCAACCCGCATGCTGAAGCCCATCATGGAGCCCTGTGTCTCAATTACATCGTTTACCAGAAATTCGGACGGTCGCTCCGTCACCAACCTGGACACAAGGTCCTGGATGGCGCGCTCACACAGAATCTCTTCTGCCATGTCATTACACAGCGACTGCAAAGGAAAACCCGAGGGTCCTCCATGCAGTACCTTGCGTGTGTCCATGAGCGCTACGACCACAAGCCGTTCGCGGGCGAGCGAGTACCATAGATCGGCAGCTGCCTTGTCTATGGATGCTAGCTCGCGCCGAAGAACTTCGTGTATGGGTCGCATAACATTGCGGTGCTGGGTTAAATCGAAGCTTGATCCATCCAAGGCAAACATGAGAATATGCATGTCGCCCGTTTCAGGGTCTGTCCACTGAATGATCACCCACGAATCATCTCCCATGGTGGTCACTGCGTAACCATACTCATCGAGTTGGTCCTGCAGTGCTCTGACTATCTTCGCCGCTCCTCCTCTGACTAGCGTGGTGCCAGCACAGGTACGAACAGCGGGATTGGTCAGCAGACTCTGTTTGCAAGCCTCGAAAGGTTGCGTGGCGAGCTGTAAATTAAGCATAATCTGTCTGCCAAATGTGTTGTAGAAACGAGCCCGGAATCCCTCCACCTTCTCGGCGGGATAGTAGTCTCCTTTCATCTTTCCCATAAGAGCCACCAGCCATGGACGCTCGATCTCCGCTTTACGCAACCACTCCCATACACCATTGGGTGATGTGAGTAGTGCTTCCACGATTTCCTTGCGTACCATTATGGCCAGTGGCCACACCTTGGCCATCGCGTCCACATCACCTCCCTTACCCATCACCGGAAAACCGTTGCTGGACTTAGGATTGATGAGGACGGCCCTCTGCCCTTCAACAGGCATGAGAGGGTAGGCTCTGTAAGCGTGTGGAGGTAGCCCTTTTAAGCTGCCTCCCGAATGCACCAATGCCTGCATCGCCTCCCGAAAGGTTGGCGGCTTGATAGGGGGAACCGCTGGTCCCCCATCTCTAGACTTGTGAGGGTAGGCCTTAATAAGCCTACCTATGGTGTTCTCTGCTCCGCCATCAACAAAGATTGTGCTGGTCATGTTTTCACGAATCACCACTTTCTTCTCTTCGGGCAGCACGCTCCAGATAGAGCGTAAGACGTCACGCGCGATGCCACTGCGTACTCGCGGCACCATGGTACCCTTCTTCGCTACTGCAAAGAAAGGCTTGGCGGACTGAAAGGCCTTAGGCTCAACTGTGTGGTCTTTAGGAATGATTATGGACGGCCTACACTCCATGTCCAACTCTCCCAGCTTCATAGCTACATGTTCTGCGTTCTTGGCCTGCACCTTCTTGCCAGCCCAAATCTCACTACGGAGAAACATGGGGTGGGCGTCCGGAACGGCATCCAAAGTTGGTCCACTAACTGTTTCACGTGGGGCACGTGCAGGGTTTGACATGGTTGTGGGTGTGTAGGCGTGTGTGAGAGCGGGTTTAGTGCACATTTCCAGCTTGCCCTCTGGATAGGATTATCTATGCGAACTATGGCAGCAGCCTCAAACAAGTTCCCGTGAACACCGGAG